GGAGAAGAGGCCAGGCCAGGTCACGGGTATCAGGAAGATCAACTTGGTCATTAGGGACTTCAGCGGAAACAACGGCTTCACGATTTAAATCGATGGCAACTGCAGAATCAGGTTTGGTAGCGTATTGGACAGGGTCGATAAACTGGGCGGGGACAGAGGTTACATCAAGTGTTTTATTATCCGAGGCACTTTGATTGAAACTATTCATATTGGGCAAGAAAGGAGGGAGCCAAGCGGCCATTGAAACGAGGTAGCACTCCGGCAAAGACCTCTTCATACGTAGGCACGCATACTTCTATACCAAGGTCTCCCAAGTGCTCGGCAAGAAGGGAAGTTTTTGTCTCAAACACAGCTCTTCCATGCTGGGCCAACTCTTTAATCATTTGTTCTGCATTAGCTATGACGGCACCACTTGGTGGGAGGGACTTGCGGGTCCAGTACCAAGCGTTGTCAATAACTTGCATATCAAGAGGCGCGCGCCAAGAGTTGGTTTCCTCATCGAAACGAAACGCACGCTTGAGAAAAGTGAGCTCATCGAAGGACATGAACTCCGGGATTTCATTATTTTTGTTTGCCGGCGTGGCCAACAGTCCAAGACGGAGGAGATGTTGTACGTACACACGCAGATCCAAAGCGAGGTTAGTTCCTCCAACAGCATCATCTCCGTACGCATAAATTCTAGTTGCCTTATCAACTTCACTTACTGGAAGTTTCGTGGTACGGGAGAGGGCTTCAAGGATGCAAACTTCATTGATACAGCCGTTGAAGTCACCGGTGATTCTAACTCCACTAGATTCCGCTCGTCCGATCCAAAAGAGTGAGCGACCGAAAGCAGTATACATCATAACAATATCGCTGGCTGCGGCCATGTACGTTTTTTGGGCTTGAGCCCTAATGATAGGCCAACGGGTAATTCCCACGGGCGTAAAAAGCTCTTCGAAACCTGGAAAGGCAACGCGAGCAAAACGCTCCGATTGGGGAGTTTTGGTGGCTTTGTAGTTAGAAAGAAACCACTCAAAACTCTTTTTACTAGAATTTTTACCAAACATAAAAACGAACGCATCGTATGCTACGATGGAGGCATGTGCTGGGCCGAGGGTCTTGTCAAAATACTTATAGTCGGTAGCAAAGTGGTGAGAGTAGTTGGAAAGGGAACGGGCCATAACGGGCCAATCGACTAGGGGATCCAGACCTATTTGGTTGGCTATGAGATGGCGATTCTGGACACGCGAAGCAGCCCAGGATCCAAACAAGAAAGCAAGAGCTATACTCTGAGCTTTACAAGGACAAGAAACAAGACGAGGTTTGTCAACCTTCTCATGGTTCATACTTCCATCACAGTGTTTACATGGGCGCGAGCCCGATCCGGGTTTTAGTGGTCTTTTCTCCGATTTGAGGAAACCGCCTGACATATGGCCTACTTTAAGCTGGGAGAAATCACGGAGTACCTCAATAACGTCCTTCTCCATTTGAACATGAATATCCTTCTTAAAGGCAAGTGTTACGGCATCAGGATCCTGGAGGAGATGGCGCATCTGGGTTATTCCCCTCATGCGGTTCCAGGGGAAGGAGGCACTAGATGATAAAGGAGGTCTCTTGTTGCCATTGCGGCGCAATTCACCGCTGAACTCAAATTCAGCATTGAGAAATTCTTTAAAATCGTGAAATGACCGGGGAAG